GGCGCGGTGGGGTGACGGTGATTATCGAGACGAACCTTGGGGATGGCAAAGGGGCGCCCAAGGAAGAATATGAAATTGTGGCCGAGCGGGTCGGCTAGGGAGGTTACATGGCAGCGAAGAAGTCGGGTGACGTTGATTTACTTCGTGCGGGTGGTGCGTTTCTTTTTGTTCAGCGGGCTGACGATCTTTCGAAAGCGCGATTCTTCTTTTCTCTTCGCTAGAGCGTGCTCTGTGGCGATTGCTGTCTGTGACTTTGTGAGATTTTTATCACCGAGCATGCTTTTGAAGAGATCGGTGTTTCGCATCTCTTTATTCGCGGTGACCAGTTTATCCTTTCGGATGTTCTTGTTCGTTTTTTTTGTTCCCGGTGACTTTTTCTTGGCGGGCATCACTTCTCCTTGATCTCGCGTGTGGCGAGTTACCCTGAGTCTGACTCAAATATTCAGAACGCGTCAAGATCATCTAGAAATTGAGAGGGCTGATGGCAGAAGAGCGCACCAAGTTCATCGCGAACCCGACGCAGAAGCTCTTTATCGAGCATCGGCCGTTCGAAGGCTACAAGCGGCCTCGGAACTGGCCGAAGGATGTGAAGCCGCAGGTGATCGATCTGTTCTCGTGCCGCATGGGCGAGGGTAAGTCGGCGGCATTGTGCTGGGGCATCTGGTTTCACACCAAGCACAACCCGAGAGCCAAGCACGCGGTGATCCGGGACACCTGGGAGAACTGCCGCGATACGACGATGCAGGAATTCTTGAAGTGGTTCCCGGATGGCGTGTACGGAAAGCTCGTGAAGAGTGAGAAGACGTTCACATGGAACCCGGGGACTGGTCTCAATGGGTCCGTGACGTTCATGGGCATGGACGACGAGAAGGACGCCGGGAAGCTCCAGTCGCGCGATCTGGCGGGAATCTCGGTCGATGAGCCGTCGCCGGCCGCGGGAACAGGCGGCATCGATGAGATGATCTTCACGACCGCGCTCACTCGGCTTCGTCAGCCTGGGATGCAGTGGTACATGGCGAAGCTTGCACAGAACAACCCGGACGAATCGCACTGGACCTATCAGAAGTTCGTCGATCCAGGCACGAAGGGTTATTTGAACTTCCAGACGCGCACGCCCGAGAACATCGAACATCTGCCGCCCGGTTATTACGAGCAGATGAAGAAGGATTTGTCGAGTCGACCCGACCTGCAACGCCGGTTTGTCGAAGGCACCTTCGGGTTCCAGCAACTCGGCCAAGCGGTGTGTCCGCTGTTCAGCGATACGACCCATCTGGTAGACAATCTCGAACCGGTGCCGGGCTGTGAGTTGTGGCTGAGCTGGGACGGTGGCTTGACACCCGTCTGTACGATCGTCCAGATTGCGCCGGATGGACGACTGTATGTGCTCGATGCGCTCTCCGAGACCGACGGCGGAATTTACCAGTTGATCGAGGACAAGGTGTTTCCGCTCCTCAAGACGAAATATTCGAAGTTCAAAGGCAAGTGGCACCACACGGGAGACCCGACGCTCGAGAACAGGGACCAATCGGATTCGCGACAGTCTCCAGTTCGTGTCATCAAGCGTATGTTAGGCGGGACATGGCGCAAGGGTCCGAAGGATATCGAGCCGGGCGTCAATCCATTGAACCGCCGACTAGGGTTGTTAGGCCCAGGCGGCAAGGGAATGATCCTCGTCGACAAGAGGAATGCAAAGGGGATCTGGCACGCGCTGCGCGGTGGGTGGCATTACAGTAAACACGGTTCGACGACGAGCCCGAGTCCAGTCAAGAACCATCCGCATTCTGATTTTGGCGATTCGATGCGTTATTTGTGCGGCGTGTTATTCCCGGAAGGCGAGATGAGGCCGGCAAAGGGCCACTACAACACGCCTCATTATGCGAATTACGGACCGAGCACGATTGGTGGAGCGTCGGCGAAGACTCTTCGACCTGACAAACTCAAGATTCCGTCCGATTTCAGGACGTTTTAGTAGGGGCATAACATGGCGTCAGCGACACCCTTCGACATTCTAGGCGGTGGATTGTCTCAAGTGGACGACGAGATCGCACCGGAGTTCAGGACGCCCGCGTTTCGCGCGCCCGGCGCCGATCTGGAAGAGACGAAGCTCGACATGGAGGAGCACGAGATTCTTCAACTCCTCGGTTCGTACTTCGACGAAGCCGAAAACGCCCGGGAGACGGGCTTGAACCCACGTCACGAGGTCTGGGAGCAGAATCTACACGGATTCTGGATGCGGAAGGATTTCGGCGACAAGATGGATTGGCAGTCGCGCGAGGTTTCGTCGGCGATTCCCAATTTCGTCGAGCGTTTCGCTGCCAATCACCGTCAAGCACTCACTCAGAGTCGCGATTGGGCGCGCGTTCAGGATTTGGACGACCCGCACGGCAAGCTCACGAGTTTCGCAACGAAGCTGACACGGTTAGCACTCGATTTCTCGGGCACGAATTCATCCGGGCAACCGATTCCGTTCGAATATCTGTTTGGCAACATCGTGTTGACCGGCGCGCTCATGTCAATGACGTGTGCCGTCACCTGGGACCCGAGAACGGGTCGCGTAGTGACAGAGCAAGTCGACCCGCGCCAGTGTTATTGGGACCCGACGGGACGCGGACTCTACCGGGTTCGATTCTGGGATGTCGACAAAGAGACGTTGCTGAGGATGGCCGACTTGGAGGACGATGCCGGTGAGGCGCTCTTCGATCGAGAGGCGATACAAGAACTCGTTGCGAGTGAAAGTTCGGAGATCATCGAGAACAAGGAGGTGTCGTCGGGTCAGGGCCATTCTTCGCACTCGGCGCGGACGCCGATCATCCTGAAGGAGTGGCTTGTCGACCTGATCGACCGCGACGGAGGCGACATCGGATCGCATAAGGTGCGCGAGCGGCAGTTGATCGTCACCGCGAACGATGGTCGGATCATCCGGGGTCCGGAGCCGAATCCGTGGTGGCACGGTAAGGACTGGATCGTCAATCACCCTGTTTTGCAAGCGCCACTGGCGGCTGTAGATGGCCGGACCTACGTTGAACTGTTCCGGCATCAGGTGGCGACACACGAGAACGTGACCAATCGGATCATCGATAACCTGTCGATGAACATGAATGCGTTCGAAGTGAATCCGGACTTGCTCGACAACCCGGAATCGATCGAATTCGGGATCGCACCGAACCAGACGATCCTTCGTGCCGATGATGCGCCGCCCAACGAGCGGGCCGTTCAGTCGATCGACATGGGCAAGGGCGTAACGCCCGACATGATCAACATCTGGCAGGGACTCCGGCAGGAGATGCAGGAGGCGGCGGCGCAGTCGGACTTGTCGCTCGGGCAGCCGGTCGCGTCGGGTCAGACGACGGCGACGGAGGTTGCCGAGGCGAGCAAGGGCCAGTCGGCACTGAACAACTCGATTTCGATGGACATGGACCTCGGGTTCCTGACGCCGATCTCGGAACTGGTCTACTACACGGCGCTTCAGCATGTGACCGAGGCGGCACCCGCAATCTGGAACGGACTCACACCCGATGAGCAGGCCATGCTGACCGCTCGGCGCGATGAATTCCGGTCTCGCGCGGTGGTCGTCAAGGCGCAGGGACTCACGACTGCGGTCGAGAAGGGCAAGCGAATTCGGGGTCTAATGGGTGCTTTGAACGTGATTGGCGGCAATCCGCTGCTGATTCAGGCATTCCAGCAGAGCTACTCGATCGATCGGTTGGTGGCACTCGTGCTCGAGGACTTCGGCGTGCCCATGGACCGGATCGAATTGAACGAGCAGGAGAAGTTGCGCCAGATCGAGGCGAAGGCGAAGCAGGACTTTGCGAACTCGTTGGGTGGGGGACCGGGCGGGCCGGGGGGTCCGACCGCACAGAATCAGGGCGGGACTGATCCGCTCGCACCGGGCGTCGCCGAAGGGCTGCCGGGGGGGATCGTATGAGCGCGCCGGAAGACGACTATCGGAAACGGGATCTGGGGGCGCATTCCGCGCTTGCGCGCGAGGCGCTCGAGTTGTCGGTCTGGGGCCGGGCAGTGCAGGTCATCCAGGCGGCTGAGACGCTTCACGCCGACGGGAAATTGACCCAGGAGATGTCTCATTCCTTCCTGATCTCCCTGTTGGAGCAGCGCAAGGTGTTGGAACAGCTCAAGGTTCAGATCGGCGAGGGCGTCCGCGCGGCGCGTCGGATCGACGGCGAGATCACAAAAGCGGCCGAAAAAGAGGCCGAAGCCGTCCGCGTCCGGACCCACGGACTGAACCGCTTCACCCGTTCGAAGGTGTCAAACTGATTCTTGACTTGACAGGTCAAGATCTTAGGGCCTACTTTCGCGTCGAAACCTGAATGTGACATCAACTTCAGGTGAGGGAGAGCGCGATTGCCGTTCCATGCTGAAGTCGGCTTCGGGAACCCGGAAGAGGACGACGACGATGAAGTCGGACTCGACGCTGCCTCGTCTCCGACGCTCGAAGAATTGCAGGCTCAGTTGATTGCCTCCGAGGAGCGGGCTCAACGGGCCGAGCAAGCGCAGCTTCGCGAGCAGAACAGACTCGACGAGCTACTTCGCGGCCGTTCGCAGCCGACCAAGACCGAACGCGCTCCGCTGGGCGCAATGCCCGATCCGGCCGAAGACCCGCAAGGTCATCAGAAGTGGATCATGGAAGCGCAAGCTCGCCAGACCGAAGAATTCGAGACGCGACTCGCCAAGCAGCGTCAGGAATTCGAGAGCCGGATCGACGCCGAAACCAGTAGCGCGCGTCTCTGGGCCACCTTCGAACGAAAATATCCGACCTACGCCGCGCGCACCGAACTTGCTGGCGCCGCGTATCGCAGTCTGAACTCGAGCGGATCGATGCCGTCCGATCACGGAAAGATCGTCGAAGCCGTCAAGGCCGAGATGGATCGCATGGTCGGCGCCCCGCTCGACAGTCTTTCAAAGCCTGCGGCGCGCACCGCTGGAGTTTCCGCCGGGACACGCCCGGCACCTGTGAAGTCAAAACCGACGGAAACGGACGGGACGAGTGGTGGAATGCACGACTCGGTCTCCAAGTGGAAAGCGGACCACGGGCTTTTGTAAAGCCCGGAGGAGTGAGCAATGTCTTGGAGTGCTGATGCCGCGAGTGGTGTTTACAGGAACCACGCCCTTTCCGGAAAGATCCGTGACGCCGCCGTCGCGCAAAGTCAGTTCATGGGTTTCGCGGACACCGAGCCGAACTTCGGCAAGGGCCGAGGCGATACGGTCACGATCACTCGGGTCCACAACCTGCCGCTTGCGAGTACGGTCGATGAAATGACCGAACTCCCGTCCGGCCGACCGCTCGTCGACACCAAGTCGGTCACGGTCGAAGAGTGGGGCTACAAGGTCAAGCTCACCGATTTCGAAGTGAATCTCACACACTTCGATCTGAAGAACAAGATTCAGAGGGCGCTACGCGATCAGCTCCGGCTCACCATGGACAAGATGTCAGCCGACGCGCTCAAGACGACCCCCTACAAGGTGGGTGCGACCTCAGCGACCGCGATCGTCGAAGACACGGACGGCACGATGTCGACCACAACCACGGTCAACCTGAATGTGCTGCATGTGCAGCTCATGCGGGACATCATGATGGGCACGCTCAAGGCCCCGGGCTTCGGCGACGGGTCCT